TTTATACGGAAACATATGGTAATTTAACAGTAACTTTTCTTGAGATTGAAGATGCACTCTCCAAAAAACGTAATTTTAATTGGTCAGATGAAATTTTTGTAACTTTTGAATCGGACATCGGGCCAAATACAGTAGATATTCTACAGTATTTAATTGAGACATACTCTGATTTTACTATTGACGCGGTATCATTTGCCGCTGTCCACACAAAAGTAGCAAATTATCCGAGTCATTTCGCTATTACGGATCGAAAAGAATTATTTACTGTTCTAAAAGAGATTGCGTGGCAGGCACGTTGCGCAATTTGGCTTAAGAATGGCGTCTTTTATATACAATATCTTAGTGAAGAGCCAACACCCGTGGCTACAATCACAGAAAGTGATATTGAAATCGAAACGTTGATGCTTGAGCATACGTCGACCGAAGATTTGGTCACGAAGATGGTGTGCAATTGGCGGGAGTCGGGATTACAAGACAAATCGTACGAGACAATTTTGCGACATAATGTTGCGAAATACGGAACACACGAACAAACTTATGATTTCTATATCTATAATTATGTCGACGCTGTAATCAAAAGTGCAACATTTTGGATGATACGTTATGCAAATACCTGGAAGAAATTGAAATTTACGGTCCCACTAACACTATTAAATATTGAGACTTTTGACGCCGTAACACTTGATTTCACAGATAATTATGTCGCAAGTGGAAATGTTATAGCAATGGTCGAAGATGCAACGTACAATTCCGTTGATAATTCGATTAATATGGAGTGTTGGACACCGGTAAAAGCCGGAACAATGGCAGCATACTTGTTTGCATATCCTGCGGGAGTTGATGCAAATGCTACTTTCCCGACTGATTGGGAAATTCAACAAGGTTATGAAGGTGGGAACTCACCAGGGAGAGATGACGTAACACGTGAGGGTCATAGTCCAGATATAGACAGGGAGGATTCACCACGAGGTGTACGTTATACTGATCCGTATAATTTGGGTAACAGACAATTTTATGATGCCGGAAACTTAACACCCAGTGATATTAATGATGTTTATCCGGGTTCACCTACTATAGCTCCTATTGCTGCTCTTGGACCGTCAATATCTGGTGCCTTTAGTATACTACCTGCGCCATCAAAAGTAATAGCCGAGAGTATATTAGAAGAGGAAGAAGGAATAACAATACCATGTATTATGTTAGACCCTGTGCCTATAATTTTTGATCCAAATACATTACCGAGTTACTCTTCATATGTTCGACCTTATTATTCAGCAGTATTTTGGCTCGGTTGGGACGCACGTTTAATATCAATTTCTCAATGGTGTAATAGGGAGTTTGGACCTCTTACAATCGATGGTACAGTATATCCTGATGGTGAATGTAATCTTTATAGTGAACAATGGGGCGCATTGGGTAAAGGTGGAACATTCTCTGATAGTAGTAATTCTTATGAGAAATTTGTATTTAATTCATTAGAATCAGCTGAAAAATTCAAAGAATATGTAGTGGAGTATCTCAAAACTTGTAATCAAGTGGTTGGTCATCCAGCAATTAAATATATTAGTGATCCGCTAGAGTATTTACCAACTATACCAGAGGCATGGTGGCCAGCCCGTACATACAGAGTGGCTGATAATATTTATGGTATGCTTGCCTACAGTCCAAGTTATTTTCAAAATCCTTGGACTACTGGTGTTGGTTCTTGGCTAGCGGGCGGACCACCTATTCCCGCGGAATGGGTTAATATTTGTAATGGAGAACAACTAAGCTGATGCCATAATCAATCTTCGGTACACTTCGGCTGTAGTGATACAATCTTGCAGAGCATCGTGCGCTTTTGCATTTTTGACCTTAAGCCGACTACTGAGTGTAGCAAGCCCAACTTTTGGGTATTCGATCCTGTTCCCTCGGTGGTCGGCTATATCATTTTGGAATGTAGCAGAAACCATAGTATCACGATACCAAGGAGCGAAAAATTGTTGAAATGATTCGTGTCCCAACCAATCGACAATAAAGGATCTATCGAAAGGCCAATTTGATGCGAGAGGACAAATTCCTTTATACATCGGTAGATTTAATTTTTGAATCCATTCGTCAAACATATCAGCGGCTGTCCAAGGATCAATAGCGCGTAATTGACGCTTATAAAAATCGGTTCTATTCAGTTTAACGGCCTTAGGATCTATGTTTTCTGGTCGTTTGATTTTCAAATCAATATAAAAGGGTATAATATCTTTACTGGGCTTAATAAAATTATCCAGTGGTAACACCGCGATTTGCCACATATCATGATAACCGGGTATAAATCCTGTAGTCTCTACGTCGACAGCACAGAATATATTTCCATTGAGGTGTCGAAGGCTCTTAATCATTTTTTCCTCGGTGTTAAGTAAGTGTCCATCTCAGTTTGTCGCCACCCATGTAAAAAGCGACATACTCTCCACGATTTATTCTTTGATCAGTAATTCTGTAATGGGCTCTTTTATAAATTGGATCATCAAGTAAAGATACTATTAATGTTATTGAATTGTCTTCAATATCATGTAATTGCCCATTACACGGACCATCGATACAGTATACTTTCATTTTTTCTCTTTTGAACTGAGGTGACTATAGCAATACGTTCGCCAAGTCGGGTTATTTGTTTAGTGATTGCGTATCGTGCAGACTCATGAAAAGGATTTTCAGGTGTAACAATATTCATTATTACCGCGTCTGTAAAAGCACTGTATATTTGCCCTTTACATGGACCATCAACACAGTACACTTTCATGTTTTTCCTTTTCCTTTTCCTTTTCATTTTAGTAATTTGTTTGCAAGTTGTTGCGCAATATCATTCAAATACGCCAAATCACTATCGTTATTAATAACATAATCCCAATGATTCCAAGTGTCTAATTCTATTTCTCTGGGATCAGTCCCTCGTCGTATACCGTCTCGATTAATTTTACATAACAAACCACCGGCTTCTGCAATAGCGTAAGCCTCATTCTTGAAACCACAATCCGTAATAACAATAATATCTGCTTCTACGCCTTTGATGGCAAAATCAATCCAAGTATTAGGATAAATTTCACGCATCTTATTACCAACACCAATCCATATGTCTCTTGGTGTTTTATTAAATGCAGTTAAAACCACTTCTTTCTTATCGCGATGAGTTTCATAGTAAATACCACGTTTCAAACCAGCCCAGCCGTATAATTGATAGCAGACATCTTTTAGCTTTGCAGCAAATGAAACGTGTTGAATCCTGAGTCCGGGTGCTTTGACTCTAAGGGCTGTCATAAGGAACTTGCCTAAAGTGTCTTTCCCTACACCCTTTTTATATGCAAACGCGATGATTTTCATCCTGTTTCTCCTGGTTTTGTGTAATCATGTAAATATCAAAAACATACGTGTGGCCAAAAGGACATACAAAATTACAAGTTCGAGACTTGACATTAGGGAGAGGATTAGGTGAAAAACGTATAATTCTGACACGTTCTGCAATTTCAGTACCAAATAGCAATAGAGCAGATGTCAATTTATCGCTCTTATTCTGAACCAAACCTACATCCACTTCATCCATGACAGCAAAATTACGTTCTCTCCTACATCGTTGTAAAATATGTTGAACTTCATTGGCCAAACCTTCAAGATATAACGTATATGATTCTAAAATCTTCATTTTTGTTCTTTTCGTAATTTTTCGACAATGTAAGTGACTGCTTTTTCGAAAAGTTCATCATCACAAAAATATTTAAGAAAGATATTACAATCGTAACAAAGCAAAGTGTCATTAGCAAATCTTTTACCGCAGAGTTCACATCTATTACCTTGTAAATCGCGTATTACGTGTTCACATTGTATACATATATCACCGAAATATTCTGCACCATCCGAATTAACACGAAATGGAAATGGAAATTCCTGATCATTTTTTTCTTTACAGCAAGTCTTACAAGTTTTCATTTGTTTCCTTTACTAGGTTTTGAGCTCGGAGAATGAAACGAGGGGTTATAGGCGCGGACTCATCAAATGATAAATTGCCAACATAGAATTGCGCGCCCTCGCTCAAGACTCGTCCCTTTGGATATTTTAAAGGCAATTGACGTCCCATTTTTATCTTTGTCCATTCATGTGCATCGTTCGGATCTAGCCACTTTGAAAACTTAGCCCACAAATCAGCGTATAGTACCTTTTCTCCAGGTACTTCAAAAGTCTGTTCGTCAAGAAATTCTTCAAAAGCATTGAAGTTTTGTTTTTCACTTTGGATCTTTTCTACCGTATTAATTATTGGTATGCGTAATCGATCACTGCACTCCGGAACCTCGACGCTCATTATGACTCCCATAAAATCAGGAGCTTCTTTCATTAGACGTTTGAAAAGCTCACGCTTAGGGATTGAAGACTCAAGAGGTGAGACACAACCCATTGTGATTCTGGAATCACCCGGAAAAATCGGACACTCACCGTGGTCATTTGCAGTGTGAATAAAATGGGCAATGTTAGTTGTTAGATATGGTGTTTTACCCTTTTCATGGATTGACATTTGTATTGCCGTCACCCAATCTTTCAATCGATTTCTTGCACCAGAACTTTTGCGCAAGTCGGTTTCTTGAACTACACAAAGAACAGCATTTTCTAATTCTGCATTGAAAGATTGTTGGCTTGTGAG